GTATATATACAGTTTAGTGGGGATATAAACCCTTGTAGGATTAAAAGGAAAGCAGATAGGTGGAAAGAGTTGGGTATAGGGAAATTAAGGAGAAGGGTTTTAGACATTGAGTTGATAGGGGAAGAGGAGTGTCAGTGTATAAATGTCGGTGGTGATGGCTTGTATATTACTAACGACTTTATTGTTACTCACAACAGTATGGCTGGCACTATAGAAGCCTTGAAGTGGGCTGATGAAAACCCTAAGAGTAGGGGCATGATAATAGCTCCAACGTATCCCATGTTAAAGGATGTTAATATCCCTATGTTCATGGATTGGTGTCCTCCACAGGCTATTAAGGCGTGGAATAAACAGGATCATAAACTTAAACTAGCTAACGATAGCGAGATAACCTTTAGGAGTGGAGACAACCCAGACAGGCTCAGGGGGGTAGGGCTAAATTGGGTATGGATGGACGAGGCTTCCTTTATGGACAGGGAGGTATGGGAGGTAGTATACCCAGCCCTAACAGATAGAGGGGGGTATGCATGGATTACAACAACACCACAGGGTTACGATTGGGTGTACGAGGGCTTTTACAAACCAGCAGTAGAAGGACAGGAAGACTATGATACTTGGAGGTATGCTACAGAAGAAAACCCTTACATTGATAAGAAGCTCATTGAAAAGGCTAAGGCCGACTTGAGCGAGATTATGTTCAGACAGGAGTACCTGGCTAGCTTTGAGAAATTCGAAGGACTTATATACCCAGACTTTGAAGAGACAAGACACGTTGTTAATATACCAGAGCGACATATACAGGACATATTCTTTGTAGGACTTGATGTGGGTTGGAATCACCCTACGGCTATGCTACTTATGAAAGAGGATTTACAACACAATTTATATGTGATTGATGAAGAGAGAAAGCAACAGTTAACAGCCAAGGACATTAGTAATCACTTATCAGCCATGCTAACAAGGAACGGACTACAGAAGCACGACATAAGTTCTTTTATAATTGACCCTGCAAGTAAGGGTACACAACAGACTTCAGGAATGAGTATGTACGACCAGTTGGCGGAAGAGGGTTGGGGTTTTGTACCAGGCGATAACGATGTAATGGCTGGTATTAACAGGGTAACGAGGTTATTTAGGGAGAACAAGTTGTTCATAGGTAAGAACTGCACTATGACTAGAGACGAGCTTATGAACTACCATTGGCGAAAGTGGAAGGAAAGTTCAGACGTGGACAGGGCGAGACCTTTTAAGCTAAAAGATGACATTTGTGACGTGATCAGGTATATGGTAATGAGCCGACCTGATTACTTTGACCACCCCAAGTTAGACATGTATGGCAGGGTAATAGACGATCCTGAGGATATAACCTACGAAAGTGACGAAGATACAACAATGGACTTCGTGCAAAGTGGGGGAGACTTAATTGAGGACATGGGTGATATATATTGATGTGATATAATTAAATATGGAGATAATGTTAGCCATAATAGCGGGTGTTGCAGTTTTGGGTTTAATCGCCTTGGGAATCGTTCAGCAGATACTAACGACCAAAGAGAGGGGAGAGCTTCACAAGATGATTAAGAGCAAAGACTTGACAGAGTATGTATCTACAGTAGCCGACGAGGATGAGGAAGTAGAGGAGTCTATTAAGGAGGTGGACATTGACGAGATACCATTTTTAGGAGAAGACGAGGACGATTCGAGGAAGTAAATTAAGATAAAGTAACATGGCTTTAAAAGACACTGTAAAGGGTTTAATAGGTAAGCCCGAGCGAGAGAGCGAGGAGAAGTACGACGAAACCTATTGGTTAGAATACACAGACGCTAAGTTTGACGAGAGTAAAAACTTCAGGAGTACACATATTGAAAGGCAGTGGTTTATTAACAACGCCTATTACAGGGGTTGGCAGAACGTTAAATATTCCAAGGACACAGGAAAGTTAGTATGGGGTAACAAAGACCCATTGGACTTCATGATTAACCAAGTGTACGCCACTTGTAGGGCTATCAGAGGGGCTGTAACGAGAGTTTCACCTACTTGGGATGTAGACGCACTACCTTACGCAACTTTAGACGTAAACACCTCCAGGATACTGGGGGCATACTTGGCATTTGTGTACGATAAACTACGAATGAAGCACCACATTAAGAAACTTGTATTATACGGACTATTATACGGACAGGGTATAGTACAATATGGCTACGACTCAGAGGCCGACGACGGAGAGGGTATGCCATGGTTACAGATACTTGACCCATTTGACACTTACATTGACCCTTATGCTACTGATATAGACGACGCTAGGTATATTATTAAGGTTATAAGTAGGCCAAAGGAGATAGTAGAAAAGAACCCTTATTATGATGAAGAGGCTATAAAGGAATTGGCTACTACTAGTAAACAGAGCGAAAGTGCGTATAAGGAATTGATTAACTCTAACACTTCAGACCAGAGTTCGTTAGGTAATAACCTATTACTACACGAAACATGGTGTGTTACCGAGGACGGGATTAGGGTGATAACAACTTGTGAGAACAAGATACTAAGGAATGAGTTAACAGAGTTTAAGAAGTTACCATTTGAGTTATATTTCCCTGACATTAACATTGAGGGTATATACGGCGAAGGTTGGGTTAAGAACCTAGTGCCTTTGAACAAAGCCCTTAACTACCTAGAGAGGTCAATACTGGAATACAACATAATCTTTTCAAAGGGTAAGTATGTAACCGACTCAAATTCAGGCATTAAGATAATCAACAACCGAAACGGACAGATATTAAGACACAAGCCAGGGCACAGCATACAGCAAATGGACATGAAGCCTATGAGTGCTACTCCGTTTAAGCAGATAGAAAACATTAAGGAGTACATACAGAACGTAGGGGCGGCACACGAGGCCTTTATGGGTAGAGCACCACAAGGAGTAACAGCAGGAACAGCGTTTGAGACTCTAGTGGCCAATGCTTACACGAACATAATAGACTTAATAGATAACCTATCAGACACATTAGCAAGGTTGGGAGAAGATATACTAGACATGGGTTACGATCACCAGTTAATTACCAAGCCATTCAGAACCGACGGCGGTGAAATGTACGGCATTATCAGTGGAATGGTAGGTGAAGAGAACATACCTAAGGTTGTAAATGAAGAGGGGGAAGAGGTTTTAGGTATTAACAAGGGTGAGGACGTTATGGAGATAGTTCAAATACCTAGAAACCCAGAGGTCAAGGTCAAGATAAGTTCGGGTATTGCACACACTAAGGAAGGTAAGAGAGAAATACTTACCATGTTAAGGGGTGGCGGTGATATAAGTAGACAGACACTATTAACTAACTACGACATAGACGCAGAGGAAGAGAAGCAGAGACTTCAGGAGGAGAAGGTGGAGGCTATAGAATTAGAAATGGCATTACAAGGCCCACCACCAGTAGGGCCAGTAGGGCCAAAGGGTGAATTACCACCGGGTGCAATGGATGCTAGTGTAATGGAATAAATAGCTTGTGGTTTTTGCGCAGGGGGATTCCTCGACCCCCTTGCACAAAGGCTAAAAACCCGTATGTTATAATAATGTATAGGTCACAAGCCTTTAAGAGCGAGTAGTTCTTTATATAAATTTATCCGCCCGTTCGTCACTGAAGACGTTAAAATGTGGGAAATACTTATGGATAACGAGGAATTAGACGTAACAAGCACAGAGACAACTGTGGACTCTTCGTCAGATGTCGAACAAACAGCACCGGACACTTTAGAACAAGATTCTGCTGAGGAGCAGTCAAACACCGAAAGTGAAGAAGGTGAGGAGTCTAGTAAGGAAATCGACAATCGAATTCCATACGACCGATTCCAAGAGAAGGTCAATGAGCTCAATACAATGAAAGAGCAAATGGCCGAACTCAAGGCAAAAGCCGAAGTAGCAGATAGACTTCAGCAGGCTGTAAACCCTCAGGAGGTAAGTACACCAGAGGAACAAGCCAGGCAAAGACAACTTGATGCTGCTAGGAAGGAACTTGAGGCAATGGGTTATGTGGATAAGACCACAGTAGACAGTCTAGTAGAGCAGAAGCTAGAGGCGTACAAGTGGCAAGAGAGGTTCGTTAATCAAATGGACCAGCTCAGCAAGAAGTATGACGGCAAGGATGGAGGACTTAAATTTGAACCTAAAGAGGTAGCCAAGTTTATGGACCAACAGCACGCTAAGGGCAATGTAATAACAGACCCTGAAATGGCGTTTAAGCTGATGAACCTTGACTCTTTAGCGGAAGACAAAGCTAAAAAACAGAAGTCTAGCACGTTTAGTGAAAAGCCCGGAGCCAAAGTACATTCCGAAACAGACCAGCGTAAAGCTGATTTGGCGGCGGCTGTCGAAACTGGGAACATGACCGACTTCATTAAGAAGTATGGAAATATACCAGATTAAGTCGGGGGTATAATTTTAGCTAACAAACGAAATGGCAGACGTAAAACACATGTCGTATGATGTTACTACGAACCATGAAGACCTAACCGACGTTTTAGTCGCAATGGGACAGATGAAGACACCTATGTTTTCAAACCTTCCTAAGACTAAAGCTAAGAACGCTCTTCATGAGTGGCCAACAGTAAGTTACGCTGACACAAGC